CGGGCACCTTCACAACCACAAGCAAACAATCGCAGCTGCGGGCGGCATGGAGGCGCGCAGGGCCGGTGGCAATAGTCGCGACTGGCAGCGATAAACAGGCGAACAGCCCGAAGGGGACTCGACCAAATGGCAGACAACGATCAAGCTGAAGATCAGCCGGTAGTTCGAGACGCTAAAACGGGCCAATTCGTAAAGGGCAAAATTGGAGGCCCTGGGCGCCCGAAAGGCTCGCGGAACAGGCTGGGCGAGGCGTTCCTTCAGGACATGCTCGCGGACTGGGAGGAGAACGGCGTCGCGGTCATTGAGGCGGTTCGGAAGGAGAAGCCAGACCAATACTTGAAAGTGGTCGCCTCGATCCTGCCGCGCGACCTCAACGTGAACATCAACCCCCTGGAGGATGCTACGGATGACGAACTTGTCCAGCGCCTCAGAGACCTTGAGTCAGTCCTTAGACCTTTCCTCAGCCCTGAGGGAGGCGGCGGAGATAGCCAAGGAACTGGACAGGCGAAACCGCACTAACCGGCTAAAGGATTATCGCCCATACGCCAAGCAATTGGACTTTCACGGCACGGTATGTCGGGAATGCCTGTTCATGGCGGGCAACCAGCTTGGCAAGACGCTGGCCGGCGCCGCCGAAGTGTCCATGCACCTCACGGGGCTTTATCCAGACTGGTGGCGCGGGCACAGGTTCGATCATCCGATCACGGCACTGGCCGGCTCTGAGAGTTACGAACTTACGCGGGACGGCATTCAACGGCTCGTGCTCGGCCCGCCGATGAACGAGGACGAATGGGGCGCGGGGATGTTGCCTAAGTCGTGTGTCGTCGGCACCACGCGGCGCTCCGGCGTTTCTGGCGCGGTTGACACGATCACGATCAAGCACGTTTCTGGCGGCACCAGCACATTGATGCTGAAGGCGTACGAACAAGGGCGCGGCAAGTGGCAGGCGAATACGGTTCATTACATCTGGTTTGATGAAGAGCCGCCGGAGGACGTTTATTTCGAGGGGACCACCAGAACGAACGCAACCGGCGGATTGATCCGGGTGACGTTCACGCCGCTCAAGGGCATGTCGGGCGTTGTGGCGCGGTATTTGCTTGAAGACAGCGCTGATCGGTCCGTGGTCACGATGACCATTGATGACGCGGGGCATTACACGCCAGAAGAACGGGCGCGCATCATCGCAAGTTACCCGCCGCACGAGATTGAAGCGCGGACCAAGGGCATTCCCTCGATGGGGTCCGGCCGGATATTTCCGGTGCCGGAGGAAGACATCGTTTGCGACCCGATAGACATCCCGAGGTTCTGGCCGCAAATCGTTGGGGTCGACTTCGGGTGGGACCACCCCTTTGCCGCCGCGAAGCTGGCGTGGGACAGGGATAACGATATTATCTATATGACCGGCGAGTATCGCCAGAGAGAGGCTAGCCCGATCATCCACGCAGCGGCGATTAGGCCCTGGGGCGATTGGATTCCGGTGGCATGGCCGCATGACGGTCTGCAACACGACAAAGGGTCGGGCGTGCAGCTTGCCGAGCAATATCGCAGGCAAGGTTTGAATCTACTGCCAGAGCGGGCGACGTTCGAGGATGGCAGCAACGGCGTTGAAGCCGGCGTATCTGACATGTTGCAGCGTATGCAGACCGGCAGGTGGAAGGTGTTTTCCACGTGCAAGGCGTGGATGGAAGAGTTCAGGCTTTATCACCGCGACGGCGGCAAGATCGTGAAAGAGCGAGACGATTTGATTTCTGCATCTCGATACGGGTTGATGGCGAAGCGGTTTGCTGCGGCCTACTCCACGGAAGAGCCGACATTTCGGCGCAGAAAGGTGATTTGATGGACGACAACGCTATCTCTCAAGTCGCCCAGATGGTACGCGAGGCGGAAAAGCACGCCGACGACATGTCCAAGGACCGCATCCGCGCGATTGAGTATTACCGTGGCGAAATGAAGGACACCCCGTCCGATAAGGGGAGGTCGGCCATGGTGACGCGCGACGTGCGGGCGCAGATCAAGAAGGTCTTGCCGTCCGTAATGCGCACGCTGCTTGGGTCGTCAAACCTCGGGGAATATTTGCCGTCGCAGGAAGGTGACGAACAGGGAGCGGAACAGGCGACGGATTACGTAAGCGAGATCGTCGCGCAGGAAACCAACCTTCGACGCCAGATCGAGGATGCGCTGCATGATGCGCTGCTTCTGCGCAACGGCATCCTGACGTGGTATTGGGAAGAAAAGACCACGGTTCGCACGTCCTATCACACGGGCCTGTCGGACGAGGCGTTAACGGAGCTTGTGGGCGAAGACGAAGTGGAGGTGCTGGAACACACTGCATACGAAGAGATGATCGACACGCCGGAAGGGGCCATGCCGGTTGCAGCGCATGACGTGCGGATCAAGCGAACGTCAACCGAAGGGAATATCAGGGTCGACGCGGTGCCGCGTGAGCAGTTTCTCATTCACGCGGATGCGACCAGCATTGCAGATGCGTCTGTCTGCGGGCGCGTTGTCAAGGTCACGCGCTCCGATCTTGTGGCTATGGGCTACGACCGAGAGACAATCAACGGGCTGCAAATGTCGTCAGAGGATGACGAGGACGCAGAACGCCGTGACTATGTGACCGACACCGATGAAGCGCACCGGCCCAATGAACCCATTGACTATTATGACGTGTTTGTGCGGTTTGACGCGGACGGAGACGGGATAGCCGAGTTGCACCACATGTGCTTTGCCGGTGGGCTTGGCGAGAACAATCTGCTGGTGGATGACGAGTGCGACGAGGTGCAGTTCTGCGATATCAAGGTCATGGCTCAGGCGCACCAATGGGAGGGAATTTCGCTTGCTGACGACCTGATGGACATCCAGCGGGCCAAAACAGTGCTGCTGCGTCAGACGCTCGACAATCTCTATTGGCAAAACAACCCGCAGCCGCTGATGCAAAAGGGGGCCATCGCCAACGAGGACGCGGTGTTTAACCCAGAGTTTGGCCTGCCGATCAAGGTGAATCAGGGCGTGGATGTTCGTGCGGCGCTTGGGTTCAGTCAGATCCCGTTCGTGGCCGAGAAGTCGTTCGGAATGCTGGCATATTTGGACGAGGAAGCAACAGAACGCACCGGCATTTCGGATGCGTCGAGCGGGCTTGCGCCTGACGCTTTGCAAAACATGACGGCGAAAGCATCGGCCATGATTGAACAAGCCGGGATTGGCCAGACAGAGCTTATGGTCCGCACCGCAGCCGAGGGGATGCGGGCGCTGTTTCGCGGCATTCTTCGGCTGTTGGTCAGGCACCAGGACCGCCCCCGCACGGTTCGCCTGCGCGGCGAATGGGTGGAGTTCGACCCGCGCCACTGGAACGCAGAAATGGATTTCGAGGTTAACACCGGGCTTGGTGCGGGCACCCGTGAACGCGATATGCAGATGATGCAGATCGTTATGGGCTTGCAGGAAAAGCTGTTGGCGTCGTTTGGTGCCGCGAATAACCCGTATGTGAAGCCGGAAAATCTGTGGGAGTCGATTTCCAAGATGGTTGAGTCGGCGGGGCTCAAGTCGCCGCGCGTGTATTTCTCGGAGCCTGACGAGCAGGAAATCGCGGCATTGCTTGAGGCGCAGCAGAACCAGCCGAACCCGGAGATGCAAAAGGCACAGGCTCAAATGCAGATCGAGCAGATGAAAGCGCAGATGAAGGCCAAGACAGATCAGGCCAGCGCGCAGATTGACGCTCAGAAAGCGCAAGAGGACGCGCGGCTGGATCGTGAAAAGGCCGAATCCGAAATGCAGCTTTCCCGCGAGAAAATGGCGGCTGAAACCCAGCTTGCCCGCGAAAAAATGCAGGCTGAATTTGAATTGGCCCGCGAAAAAATGATGATGGAAATGCAGTTGCAGCGTGAAACCGCTTCAGGGCCGAACCTCGGCGGTGACATTCGGTTTGGCGGGGCGGTCGGATGACCCCTGAAGAACGGCGCTCGCTGGCACAGCAAATCACGACCAATCCGCTTTGGGTTGATCTGGTCGAAAACCTTGAGGCGTCGGCCATCGAGCAGATGGTTTACGCTGACACAGATGAAACACGCGCCAGCGCCGCTATGCGGGTTCTGGCGATCCGATCTTTGCGCGCGGACTTAGACGAGGCTCTAAGCACCCGTGAGCGCAAGGGCGCACCGGCATAGCCTGCGCTAAACAAACCTTGAAGAGGTAAAAATGAGCGACATCGACACCCCGCAGGAAGGCGGGACCGAAGAAGCTGCAACCGAGCAGAGCGGCACCCCCTTGGAATGGGACTACTTCGATCCTGAAGAGGATACCGAGGAAGCCCCGGAAGAGATGGAGACCGACAGCGCGGATGAAACTGAAGCCGAAGAACAGCCCGAAGACGCCGCCGAAACTGATCCCGAAGACGCAGACGATCAACCCGAGGAAGGTGATACGCCTCCCGAGGAAATCGAATTGCCCAACGGCGAAAAAGTTGCGCGCGACGAACTGACAAAGGGCTATTTGAGGCAGCAGGACTACACGCGGAAAACGCAGGAAGTCGCAGACCGACGGAAGGCGTTGAACGCGGGAACGCAGAAGCTTAACGGTATCACCGAGGCTTTCATCAACCACGTTGTGTCCCTCATGCCCAACGAGCCAGACCCGGTTTTGGCAATGCGAGACCCAAACAAGTACAGGGCCCAAAAGGCGCAGTACGACGCGGCGGTCACGCAGGTGCAAAAGCTAATTGAGGTCGGCAACGAGGCAAAGACGGTATCAGACGGATTGTCGGAGGAAGACCGCCGGACGCTTGTTCAGGAAGAAAACACCAAGCTGGCCCAATTGTTCCCGGAGACGGGCGAGAAGGCAGGGCGTGACAAGTTTTTTTCCGAAGCGGCTGAGGCGGCAATGGATTTGGGTTTCTCGTCTGAGGAACTGAGCGCCACCACC